TGAGTATGATAAGATGGATAGGTATATCAAAGATGCTAGGCAAGAAGTAAAAGAAATCCTTGATGTATTTATTACTCGATTAAATCAAAACCTTAAAAAAATGGCAGTTCTATGTTCTATTTCTCAATCTAGAAGCATTAAAGATAAAGATAAGAGATTCATTGTTACGGGTAAAAACGTCGAACAAGCAGGTCAGATTGCAGAAAAGTGTTATATAACCCTTGTCGCATGGCTTGAGCGTAGCCTCCGTGTCCGTCGAACTTCGGTTACTGAAAAGTCAATGTTAAGCACATTTAAGACTGTTTATGTTGCTATGGAAAAAGATGAAGACGGATTCATAAGTAAAAAGGATTTCTTATCAGAAGTGAAAAGAGAAAGCAAGAAAAGTCAGGCTAGTGTTTACAACTACTTCAAATCAATTGAAAACCTATTTGAAATAGAAAAGCAAGGCCGAGCAGTATTTATTAAATTTAAAGGAGAGGAAAAGAAATGAAATGGGAAAATACATACCTAGTGTTTGAAGTATCAAAAGGGCCAAAAGTAATCATAGAATCATTAGATACCTATGGTGCTGATGGTTGGGAATGTTGTTCTATGCTAACCGTAGCAGGTAATAATATTGTTTGCTTCTTAAAGCGAAGAACTGATATTGAAGAAGAACCTAAAGTAGATAAAGAAACAGAAAAGATTTCTAAACTTTGGTCGCAGGATTGAGATAAATGTCAGTAATGGCTCTTGATATTGAAACAAAGAATATGTCGTATGACATTGGAGGTTTCGGTAATACGCATATGTTTCAAGTATCAACAGTTGCTACTTGGGATGGAAGCACTGGGACTGTTTATGTTGATGAACCTGTTAATTCTTTTGCTAAGTCTGGACATATTGTAAAGTCTTTAAGAGAATTAAAGTATGATTTAGATGAGCATTTTCAGAAGGGCGGGGTATTACTAGGACATAATATTGCCGCATTTGATTTGCCTATTCTAAAAAACTCTATGGATATATATTGCATTAAACAATATTTAGAAGATAAAAGATATATTGATACTAGTAGAATCTTAACCAAAGAACATGGTGAAAGATTCCCATTAAGTAACTTAGTTAAATGTACTATGAATGACTTTAAACTCATGGATAGTGCTGATGCTCCTAAGTTATGGAAAATGGGTCAATATGATGAAGTAGTTGAGTATTGTATGAAAGATACTCAATTAGTGTATGACCTTTGGAAGTATGGCCAAGACAATGGGATTGTCAAAGCATTTTCTGTCGATAAAGAAAAATTTGTAGAATTAGAGGTGAAATGGTAATGGAAGGCTGGGATTGGTTCTTTCTTCTTGTTTTCTTAACAGTTCTCTTATTGCTCTTTTTCGCTGCATTTGGTGGAACAAATATCACTGATGACAGCGTTGAAGATTATATGAGAAGATTGATGAGAAACAAGGAAGATGGACAGTAATGGGATTGAAACAACAATGCCCGTATTGTGGCAATAAGACGTTAGCGAAGCGTCTATTGGGTTTTTATGTAGGTTCTCCCGAACAGGTGAAGTTGTGGGAATGTCGGGAATGTCAGAAGATTTGGTCAATTAAGACTATTTGAGGGAAGGTGGCTCTTTTGGGTCGCCTTCCCTCTTTTTTTTGGCTTTTGAAATTTACCATTTTTCACCAATTGTTGCAAGCCATGTAGATAGAAAACCTACAATAAAGGCTATTATAGCCAATACAATTAATTTCATATAATCACGTAATTATACCAATTAACTGTAAAGCGTCTATTAAATCATTTAACTTAGTTGAAATAGTAACGATTTCGTTTTCAAGACTAGCAATATAATTATCAACAGTTGGCTCAAAACCCGGAAATGCGCTAGGGTCAGCAGGTGGTCGGCCAAAATTAATAGGATTAGTTACAAAGGAACCATTACCAACAGATTGTTGAGCAGCAGGAGTAGTTCCATAAAAACCGATTTGTGTCCCATCATGATTTAAATTACCTTCAATTTCTAATTCGTTTCCTACTCTTAAATTATGCCCTGCTGACATTTCTATATCAGCGTTAATATCAATACCACCACCATCTTTAAATGTCATAATTGCTAGACCATCGGGACTTCCATCTTCATCACGGATGGTTAAATCAGTTCCTCCGCTTGACATTTGAATACGCCATTGTAATGAAGGAGTAGTAGCCATGTCATCATAAAACAACATAGCCGCATCATAAGAAGCATTTGCACGACCAAAGCGCAAATTAGCGTGAGAACCTGTGCTTGCTACTCTTGCGATTGTTGTTATCGCTTGTTTTACATCTAACGACATTTCAGGTGAAGTTGTTCCAATACCTACTCTATTATTTGTAGCATCAACGTGTAATGTGTTTGTATCAACAGTTAAATCTTTACCTGCTGCAATTGTTACATCGCCAGTTAAGGCAAGAGTACCTGTAACTGCTTCAACAGCCGAAACAGCATCAGCATCAGTATAACCAGATAAAGAAGAAACAAGTACAGTTTTGATTTTATCAGAATCATCTGTGTCTTGAATAATTACTTTATCATCTGTTGCAACAGTAGCCGTAGGTAAAGTATCTAGTTTGTATAATCCTGTCATGGTGATTCCATTACTATCTCCTGTTAAAGAACCTGCTTCGTTATAAATTTCATTAGGCGAAGAACCAGTAGAATAGCCTACACTTAAACTATTTTCAAATTTACTTGTTGTTAAAAATTGAATCTGCATACTTCCTAAAGCAGCAGTAGATGAATTAAACATAATTACTGCAATAATAGTATCTCCTTCTGTATATTCTGGGATTTTATCCGAAGTTGAACTTCCGTGTTTTCTAACTTGTAATACATTAGAAGAATCTACGACTAGTAAATGATAGAAACTACTTCCAGTTGTAGTATCAAATGCGCTAGAAGTAAAATTTTTGGCGGCAACCTGAGCAGTTAATTTATTGTCTTTGAATATTCTACCTGCGGCAACTTGGATAACATTTCCAGATGTTGCTTGAGTTATATCAAAATCTGCTGTTGAACCTTTTATTGCCATGTTTCCTTTAGCCATAAGGCTTAATGCTTTTATTAAACCTGTATGTGGAAAATCAGTATTGTCTGTTATTTGGCCAAAAGTTACACCTGTCGTCTGTGTGCTAAATTGGTGCGGATTTAAGTCTGCCATATCATTCCACCTCTATTGTGTAAAAAATTTCTAAATCTTCATTTGATGCAAATGGGCCAACTCCATCAAAATTGACTCTTGCTAGAAGATTAGTACCATCAGTTATTCCAAATTCACGAATGACATTTCCAGTCATCGTAGAATCAGCACCATCAAAGATTGCTTGAAATTCAATTACATTATCAGCCGTTACTACACCAGTAGTTGTTGGTACTGTTGTAAGTGGTACATCTAAGGTCGTTGATGCTGAACTTGTAGCATTACCACCTAATCCAATATCAAATTTATCAGCAGTATTTACAAGACCTGCTAAGAATGTTGCAATCAATTCTTTTGTTTTTTCTGTTATCATATCAATTCCTCATCAATCAAAGTAGTGAATGTAATGCCTGTGCCGACTCCATATCCAAGCGTAGTTGTTCCTGTATTTAATACTGTCCCAAAACCCAACTTAAACGAACTTGCAGAAGTTCTTTTTCTTACAAATAATCTAAGTTGTTTTATTTTAAAGGTGTCTTCTATATCTAATTTAATGATATTTTGTTCCCCGAATTCTTTTTTTCTTAAATTAGCATCAATGGTTTTATTTTTAACTTGTAATTCTGCAAATATATCTTCTAGCAGTTTGCTAAATTTACCCAATTGTAATTCCATTAAGCCATTAAGTAAGTGCCGTATCTGTAATACAATAACTTGTTCATTATTTACATTTTCTCTAGGTACGTTTAATCTAATTAAATCGCCACTCTTTAATTGAGAAATTCCAGAATGACCAACACTTACTTTAAATAATCTATTGTTATCGTCTTCTGAATGAACTTCTCTCAATACTCTTGCTCTTTCGTCTACCTCTTCTTGTGAAGTAAGTTCGGGTTCATGAACTTCTAGAGTTTTAACACCAATCTTGTTAATGCTCTTACTTCTTTTGCGAAGTCCTCTATGATTTTTTCCATATACTACGATTTCATTATAAACGTTGAACATATTTGATTCTTTTTGTAAATCGTATATTTGTAAATCTCCGTTTTCCTCAAGGAGAACTTTGCTATAAAACTGATTATCTTTTTTATCTAGAACCTTAAATTTATCATATTCATATATGATACTTTTATCTTTTTTCTCCAACAAGAGATTAACTGCTGAAAATAAATCAACTCCTTGGAAATTAGGTGCTAAAAATAAAGGATAATTACTTTCAGCAATATCTGCTTCTATATTGTTATCTTTTAACAAATTATCAATAAGTTTATCTGCTTCATTAGAAACTGTAAGAGTTGAACCTATGCAAGCCCTAGTAAAATCTGTATCTATTTCACTATTTACTGTAATGTTTAAGGTTTCTGAAACTGAAACAACTCCTAGCATTTCTTTCATTTGCCCAAACTTTAATGTTTCATTTATAGAAGAACTTAATCCTGTAATTCCAGAAAAATATTCTATTGTTGTTTTTACGTTGTTATCTCCGTCTGAAACATTGACAGCAACGGCTTGGGATGGTAAAATATTTGCATAACTATTATGATGCCTAATAACTGTATGTTTTTCACTTGTATTATTATTTTGATTATCACAATCAACTAAAACATACATTGAGAGTATTCCTTCGTTGTTTCCTTTTATGTCCCTACCGCCCTTAGAATTTCTATTAAAGAAAGAATTGATACCATTATAGCATTGATTACTAGAAGGCATCTTTGTATATCGAGAACTTGTCATCTGGAGTTTTATTTCTTTAGGAGAAAAACTGTGAAAACAAGTATGATTAGGTTGCATAATTCTAAAAATTCTATCAGAACCAGAAACAAATAAGTTGTCTAAAATTAGTCTATGAGTTTTTGTTGAATTGCTTGAATCTATCTCATGCGATACAACATAACATATATCGTCTGGTTTTGCGTCATCTAATGAACCACTATTAACAGTTAAGTCACCATCCGAATCTAAAAATAAACCTGCTTCAGAAACCAAATAACAACCAGTTAAATCAACAAAATCTAAGAAAACGTTTCCTCCACTTGAAGCAATATCTATTTCATAAACACTTTCTCCGCCTTTTGTCACTCTTGAAGTTACATTAGAATAGTTTAAAATTAATTTAGGCTTGAATCCTAAAAATACTCCATCAGCACTATCGTCATAATCTACATTAGTATCTTCATCAGTATTATTTTCAAAAGGTGGAGTAGTACAGGCCATAGTAATAGTGTCTTTATTTGTCGCCCCTGAGCCATTATTAACATGTGCCTCAATAATATCTGCTCCTGCCATACCTTCTGATGCTAATGCTTTTCCATCTTCTACTCCATATCTATCTAAAAATATAGGAATCAAATTATCAGCATATTCATTAGCGTCATTATTTGAACCTGTGTCATCAATATCAATCATATTTCTAAATATGTCAAATAACTTAACTGCTTTTTCTATTGTTGTTGTACCGTGTCTCACATTATAAGCAAATGGTAAAACTAGATGAATTTTGTTATTTTTGGAGAAAAGGGGACCAAAAGCACTAGAATGAGTATTATACCAAGTATCTGCTATTACTGGTGGACCAGAAGAAACGAATTTTCCCCAACCAGTTGTTAAAGTAGAAGACTCCGTAGCCAATCCTTTTAACATATGTAATTCTTTACCAAATTCAATAAAAGTGTCTCCCTTACCATTTCCAGAAAATAAGTCATAGTTTCTATTTCCACTAGTGATAACATATCCTAAAGCACAAGTACTAGAAGTACCGTTTGTTTTATTAGGTGTGCTATTAAATGTAATAGTATTAGTGCTTTGACTATCAACAGTTCCAATTAGTCTTCCTTGTAAATCATATAGAATATCTCCATTAGAAAGACCCGAACCACCAACATTTACGGCTGGATTAGTTGTTACAGTATTTGCACTAGTATCATATGCGGTAATATTTGAGGCATTTGTCACACTAAGAATATTTTGTTCTAAGGCTATGGGTGGCATGATTTTGTCCTTACTAGGAATATTTTCAGGGTCAAACTGATTAAATGACCAATCCAAACAAAGTTCTGTTAATCGCATAATAGAAAATCTAGTTAAATCTGATAGCGTTTTATCTGCTGAAATAATATCACAAGATACATAGTCTTCATCATTATTTTTAATAGAAAAAGTGCTTCCTGTCGTTAAAGATTTAGTATCAGAATTTGTAGTTTCGATTGATTTTCTTTTAGCAAATAGTTTGTAGTTTGTAATATCCTTACTATTTGAACTTCCATCAATGTACATTAAACTATCTTCTCTTAAACTACTATACGGTTCTAAGTCACTATTGCTAAATAAAAACATTCTTGCTATCTTAGCATCAATATGCCCAAAATAATCTTTCAAGAAAAGAGGGTTGCTTCTCAAATAGTCACTACTTGAAATAGAAACTGTATTGGATGCTTCTATTTGGTCTTGGTCTAATGCAACAATATCTGCACTTCCTCCACTTTTATGTATAGTTGTATCATAAAATTTAGAACCCTGACTTGGAACAAAGCCTCTTGCTTCTGCTAGAGTATTAGGAAAACTAGAAGAAATATATTTATCTGTTCCGATAATATTATCCACTAAAGTAGCACCTGAATAAGTATTACCTAATCCAAATTTATTCGTACTCGCATAATATCTAATTTTGCTAGGAATTTCAGAATAAAACTCAAAAACATTTGGTCTTTCAATAGAACTTATATGATTTCTTATTTGCCTTGAGTTAATGTTTCCTTTTTCTAAATTGTATATATTATAATATGGTGTACCGAATGCAGAACAGTATGAACTACTTAGACCGCTATTATAGTGTTTAGGATAATCTAATGAAAATACTTTTCCATTTTCTGTGGTATTTGGATTTAGTAAAGAAATAATCTTACCATTCCATAAATGTCCACCATTTAATAGATGTAATTCTTGAGTTAATTTACTGCTTGTATTTCTTGCACTAGCATAAGTTAATAACTGTATAGTATCTGAAGTTGCAGTAGTAATTATTCTATCAACAAATACTCTTACTGTTGAGTAATCTTGCCGTAAATAAGCAAAAGTAATAAATCCTAAAAATTCTCCATTTTTAAACACTGGTTTTCCATGATGATTTCTTTTATCAGATGTGGAAGATAAAAAATTATGTCCATGAGTCACAGTAATATCAAAATAATTTTTGTTAGAAGTAGCAGTAGGATTTCCAATATCAGTAAATGTTGTATTTCTTGTATTTGCATAATTTAATTCTACACGACCCAATGATAAAGGCATATATGGTGCTACTTCTAAAACTTGATTTCCATTTTCTTCACTTATATTTAATATTTCAAAATCTAATAAAGTATTAACTGTATCAAGTGTCTGAAATACGCTATTATCATTATTAGTTAAACGGCATTGGAAATAGTTATCTGAAGATATTCCTTTAGGTTGATGTATGAAATACCCTACTCCTTTTTCATTATTACTAGAACTTGTACCCACTAAAGATGTACCTTCTGAAGCATTTTTGGTAGAATCTATGAATGTTCCACTTGAAAAGAAAATACCTTTATCTGCTGAACCTTTCAATGAAGTTTCAGAAGAAACTAATGGATTAGAGGATAGTGCCTTTGTTAGCATATAATTTTTTGTTATTGCTTTGTATAGTGCTTTACCTGTTGACTTTGCGAATGCTTTTTCTTCTAATTCATGAGTTGTGGCACTTGAGGTATCATCCTTAATTACACCAACAAAAACAAAGTGGTCATTTATCTCTGCAAATATTCTATCTCCAGCAGTTAAACTAATACTAGATGTATTTGTAATATTTACATTATTAAAACTAAAATCACCATTAGAAGAAAGACTAGTTAAAGTATTATATGGACTATTTGTACTATAAATAATATCTTCTGAGAAAGCAGTGTTCCTATTTACAATTGGGCCAAGTAACTGACTAAACTCATCTCTTCCTTCAATTTTAATAAAATTTTGTTGGTTTTCTTTAAAAGCCTCTATTTTTTCTATTTTTCCAGTAAATCTTTGTATTTCAATATTAAAAATTCCTGTTGCATATCTCATCGAAGTTTCTGTATTAGAATATGCTTTTTCATCGAATTTTAAATAAAGTAGGCCTAATTCAGAATCTGATGCCAAAACATCTGCTTCTAGATATTCAAAGTCTTTAGAAACAATACTTACAAAGAGTTCTTTTTCTCTATTCTCTACAATATTAAAAGAAGACAATAGACTTCTATCGTTGAAATTAAAAGCCCTTCTTTGTAACTTTTGGTCTGCTGTTAAAAGGGATGACCATGACAATCCTAATTGACTTGCAGTTTGAAATTGTTGTTGGTCTTCTGTTCTTATAGCATCATAAAACCCAATATTTTGTGTACTTCCTGATTTAGGAGGTAAACCTTCAACTAATAAAATATAGTCTCCTATCTTAACTTCATCATTTACATTTATAAATTTATATAATTCAAAATCAGTAAAGAATGTATACTCTCTACTACTATCAAAAGCATTAACTCTCGCAGGAATATCTACAAACTCAGATAAATCACCTCTAAAAACTCTATGTCTAACAATATATTTTTCAAAATTGTTTATCTTAACTCCTGTCATTTTGCTATTATCAATAATCTTTGCTGAAGAAAAACCTCCCCTTGGCGCAAAGGATTCTTCTAGTTGCATGTCTAAAACATTTGAAATAATGTTTACCTTTTTAGGAGAAAAATCATAATGAACATATCTGGTAGGGCCACTTTTGTCGCTAGAAGAAGATTGTTTTGCGTCGGCTAAAGACCTTCTAGCATTTAGTAAAGTTTCAGTGTAGTCAGAATAATCATAACTAGATAACGATGTGTCTTCGTTACTATTTGCTGTTCCGCTACCTATGCCCTTTGCGATATTTTCATCCAATTCTCTCAACTTATCAAAAAGTTCAAGTTTCATAGAGTACTTACTATAATCCATAATTTTGTTACTAAAGTCTTGCATTGTCATAAATACAGAAAGATAAAAAGTTTGTATTTGTCCACTAGAGTTTGTTGTCGAAATGGCGGCAGTGTATTTTATATTATGGTTTAATTGGTCATCTTTATCTAAAGTATAATTTTCATTATAGTTTTCTATGGTAATCAATTCTCCAGTTGAAGCCGAACTTGCATTGTTACTCATTTCAATTGTAGTTGCAGTTATTAGAGAAATAGTTGTATTTGCAGGAATATTTTTTCCAGATATTTTCATGCCAACTTGTAAATTTTCAGATTCAATACCGCTTAAAGTAGAGATTGCAATTGAAGCACTTCCACTGCTTAAATTTGCAGTAAAGTGTTTTTCATTATTTCTTAGAAAATAAAACAAAGGTTTTGAGCAAACTAAACTATTCTGTAAGTCTTGTTTGATTCCTGCTGAAAAAGCAACAGCAGTTGTAGTTTTATGTGAACCTTTGAATAGCATAAAATCTGTATCTATTTCAATTTCATTACCCAACGCTGGTTCAAATGTGAAGGCATCTCCTTCCGTATCTTCTGTTAGTACTTTCGTTACTCTAGCAAAGTGATGCTTTAAATGATTCTTGGCATGAATCAATACAAAGTAATAATAATCTGAATCATAATTTGTAGAATCTAGTATGACACCAGTTCCCGTATTTGCGTCATAACATTTAATCCTAGAACCATTTGTTGTTGCTAGATTAAATCTTATTGTATTGGCAGTAGACGTTCCAACTTCTGTAAACTCTCCATTAGAAACCGCACTTGTCAAGTGATTGGGATAAATTAAAGAATATAACCTAGTTTGTTCAACACTATCAGATGCTCTTATTGATGAAGAAAAAGTACCTTCGGCAGTAAATTTAGGATTAGTTGGCACATTATACTGGTCTGTGCTTTGAGTATCAACAGCAATTTTACCTACACCAAATACTTTAAGATTTTGTGCCATTATAAATCAATCTCCTCAAATCTTAAATATAGAAGCGTTTCATCTAAAGAAGGTAATAAAGTGTTTACATTTGGAAACTTTAGTTTAGGAATATCAATTATTGAAAGTTCGTGAAATTCTCCCATATATTGTTTATTTGTAATTGCTGAACCTGCTCCTTTTGATGCTGTACCATTAGCACCTAAAAATGTATCTGTTCTTGCAAAACTAAATGCTGTTTTTACGCTATGAGAAGACGATAAAATACTTCTACCATTAAGGAATATATTTACAGAATTGCCATTATCATTAAGAACAAATGCCACATGATAGGTATTATTTATGTAAGAAGGGTTCGCAAAGCCCTTGAAAAACACACGGCTTAGGGAAGCCACATCGAAAGGAAGACCGCTTGATAGCGTAATATTACTTACGCCTACGGAGGCAATCGTACCGATTGACCTAAAGCCATTTGTAGTATCAAAAACGAACAACTCCTGACCTGCTGCGAAGGTATTCACAGATACGTTGATAACCGTATCACCTGCCGAATGATTTCCGATAATAGAAGCCAATACATATCTATATTGTTCAAATCCTTCATTATTTACATAAATTTGATTTGTTTCATATTCTTTGTAATATGAAAAATTAGGAAGAATTACTTTATCAGATGTAAAAGTTTCAGTGGTTGTTCCTATGGTTAATTCTGCTTTTATTTTATATTCAGCAGGTTGATTTTCATTTAATAATGTAGAGTTTAATAAAGATATTTTAA